GATTCCCGTAGCAAGCCCGTACTCCATCGCCTCTTCTGCCGTAATCCATGTCTCTTCATCCAGCAGCCTCTTCAGTTCCTCTTCGGATATGGCGGCGCATCTCATATACGCTTTTACGGATGCCTGCGTGATCTTATCCAGGTCTTCCGCTTGCTTTCTGAAATCGTTTGCATCTCCTGCCGCATATGTCCAGGCGTTATGTATCATAAGCAGCGATGCGCTGTTCATGATTCTCTCGTCTCCCGCCATAAAGATGACCGATGCTGCCGAGCATGCGAATCCATCGCAGTATGTCGTCACCTTGCAATTGCAGTTCCGAAGGGTATTATGGATCGCAAGTCCCTCGGATACCTCTCCTCCATAGGAATTGATGTGGACATTAACGGTATCCGCATCCAGGCTTTCCAGTTCTTTTACGATTCCATATGCATCCTTGTCTTTCTCATCCCATGGATAACTCGTTACGTCTCCGAATATGTACAGGTCCGCGGTCTTTCCTGACAGTTCTAATGAGTAATATTTTTGCATGTCCCTCTCCTTTCATAATTTCCTTCTATTTTACCCATAGTTAGGAGATTGCCGGATCACCCCCTTTCCTCTCCTTTTTCCTTCTTTTTTTCGTCATCTTTATCGCCTCCTTTATCGCCTCCTAGTTCCTCTGTGTAGTTTTTTGTAATTGCCCGCTCTTGGCTGAATTCTGTATTGAGCGCCTCCCATCCTATTAGTTCTCGGATCTCGTCGAAATTGAATCCTATTCCTCTCAGCTTGTACAAGTCTGATGCGCTCTCTATCGCATCTACATGCTTGTATCTCGTCATGTCTATCCAGATTCTTTCCCCTTTCAGGTAGTCCTGCTCACCAACGAACGTCGCATTCATGGCATCATTTAGAAGTTCCATCACCCATCCCACCGCAAACGTTATGAATTCATTCGTGCTGTCTGCCTTTTCCGTAATCTCTCCCAAAAACACTGCCTTTGGGATGTCAAAGGCTAGCGCGCATTCCTCATTGATTGTTTTCCATAGTTTTGAGATGTCCTCTACCGTGATGCTTGTTTCTATCTTAAACTGCTGCATCACCATATTTGCATTATTCTGTAGAATCTCGATCTCGTCCGATTCTATCATCCTTTTGATGTCCATTTTATACTGGTCAATCGTCAGCGTCTCATCTGTTCCGTCTGGTTTCTTTCTTCTTATGATTGGTGCATTTCCAGGCACATCCAGCGTGAATTTCGGCACGCTTGATAGTTTTTTGGCTGCTGCTATCGCCCCTGCCAGATCGTCATATATCTTCATGATCTCCTCAAGGTATGACTTGAGCTTCTGATTTTTTGATGTAATGCATAGCACGTCGCTCGCCGTGAACTCGCGTTCCAGCCTCATCGTCTCCCCGCCTGATGTGATGGTTACGTCCTTATATCTTTTCGGCATCATCACCATATTGTCCGTGCTGTACGATTCCATTCTGTACATGCTTCCATTCATATGGCATATGGCGCATTCCTCATCCAATAGGAGCTTTCTTACCGACTCGATCCAGAATTCCGTTGCCGTCTCATTTGGGTTTGGCTTTACGTTCAGCATGTAGTATATGTGGTCCTTTTCTCTCCCTTTCTTTCTCTGCACTATGAACTCGCTCTTGGCTATCGCATGCGCTATCATATTGGCCGCCTTGTCGATCGCAATCCTGGAAATCTGTAGTTTCTTTATTCCTACCGTTATCAGTTCCGTATAATTTTCCAACTTCCCCTTCTTATTCTGAAATAGAATGTCAAACATAGATTACCTTCTCCTTAATTAATTCTTTCGAAAACATTGCCGCCAGAAATGCCATGAATCCGTCATTTTTCCTTAGTTTTGGCTCTATCTTGCCATACTGCTTGTTCCCGTATTTATCCGTCGTGATCTGCGTATTGTTTGTATACCATCTCATGATGGCTGACGATCCGAAATTTATCATTCCTTCCGCAATCAGCCTTTCTATGTCAGGCGCGATGATTCCGCATACCGACGCTATTTTTCTGATCAGCCTCAGCTGCCCGTTGGGATTCTGCTTATTCTCCGCCTGTATCCCGTATGACTCGAAGATGGTTTCAAATAAATGATATCTGTATGTATCCATTGTTATCTTGATCACGTCATACTCCAGCATCCGTTCCACGCACCATTGCACGATGCGCTCTGGCGGTATTACCGGACCCTGCACGACTTCGAAATCCTGAAACTCTGGCTGTCCGCATCTTGCGATCGGGAATTTTATGGAATCAATGAACGGCGATTCCGAGCATATCCATGTATGCTGCCTCCAGATATATTCTCCATCCGCTTCGGTCAGCACCCCGGCCGACGCGAAATCCCTTACATCCGCATAGTCGATAGCCAGTATTGCCGGCTTTCCCTTCGTATCCATTGTTTCCCTGGGGATCCTTTTTTCGATGTCCCTGTAGCAGCATCTGAGGATATCTTCCCATTTCGCAACCGTCTCCTCGTCATTCCTTGCCGGGAGGTTTAATCTTTTTGTCAGGAATTCCGGCTTCTTGCTTGGAAGCCTCTGCATTTCCAGGTAGTCATGCCGTATCCTTTCTGCAAGAATTGGCATGAATTCCATAGATGGGTTCGCCTTGTGCCATGCCTCCTGATCGTCCACCTCTTCCATGCTGTCCAGTTTGCAGATGAATGGA